TTCTTCGGGGCTGATGCTGGTCTATCAACCACAGGCGCAAATAATACATTTATAGGAACTGGTGCAGGTAGCTCAGTAACTTCAGGCTCTAAAAACACCATCCTTGGCAAGTATAACGGCAACCAAGGCGGCCTCGACATCCGCACCAGCAGCAACAACATCGTGCTGTCGGATGGGGATGGTAATCCTAGGGTTGTTGTGGACAGCAGTGGAAGAATACTGGCGGGAACCACTAGTAACATTGTAAGCAGTAACGCTGTTTTGCATATTGATGCTGATGGCGTTGCAAGTGGTGCAGGATCAATAATCAGTGAATGTGCAGCTACGACAACTGTTTATCATGTTCATTTTAGAAATGGAAATGGTGGCGTTGGTGGAATAAACACCAATGGTTCGTCTACAAGTTATGTCACATCCTCAGACTATCGCCTCAAAGAAAACGTCACAGAACTGACTGGTGCTATAGATAGAGTTAAGCAGGTTCCCGTACATCGTTTTAACTTCGTCGCTGACCCTGACAAAACTGTCGATGGCTTCCTTGCACACGAAGTTTCTGATGTAGTTCCAGAGGCAATCACTGGCACAAAGGATGAAGTTGATGCAGAAGGCAACCCTGTCTATCAGGGAATAGATCAATCTAAACTAGTGCCACTGTTGACCGCAGCGTTACAAGAAGCGCTCACAAAAATAGAAAGCCTTGAAACTCGTATAACCGCACTGGAGAACGCATAATGGACGAAATCACCGCAGAACAAATTGCCCAGCACTACACAGCAATGGGTCACTCCGTTGATCTGCTAAACGCTGGTCAACCAGAAGACATGGACGATGCAGAATGGGCGGATTGCGTTCAGCGCAATGTCGATCATCTGAAGATCATGGTCGCTAAGGATTTCTGGACTACAGAAGATATGACCGCTGCCAACGCTGCTATTGCTGCAAACGAATAGGAGAGAGTAATGTCCGTAACTTGGTCAGTTGTTCAAATGGAATATGCCCTCGCACAGGACGATAAAACCAATGTCGTCAACAATGTGCATTGGCAGTGCATCGTTGCGGAGAATGAGCATTTCGCAAGAGCTTATGGAACCATCGGCATATCAACCGAGGATCTTAGCAATTTCACAGAGTTTGCTGATCTTACTGAAGCTCAAGTTGTTGAATGGGTAAAGGCAGCACTTGGCGATGAACAAGTTGCAAACATCGAAGCAGCGCTTGCAAATAATGTTGCTGAGATAATTAATCCAACTCGCGGTCAAGGATTGCCTTGGTAATGCCACCGGGCATGTCAATGTGGTCAACCCCTGACCTAGTGACATGCGGGTTAATTGTGCTATTGATCGTCTTGATTTTGAGGAAAAGCTGATGAACCAGGACGACATTCGCATATTTGATTTGAGCGCCCTTGGTATCACCATCGGAACCATAGCTGAAATATTGCCTAGTATTGCAGCGCTACTTTCAATCGTGTGGATGTCGATTCGAATATATGTTGCTCTGAAAGAAATCCGCGATAAACGGCGCGACTAACCGGGTAAAATAAGATGATTCAAGCGCTAATAGGTCCTGTAACAAGTCTCCTCGATAAATTTATTCCTGACCAAGACACCAAGATAAAGCTCGCCCATGAAATAGCGACTATGGGTGAAAGACACGCTCAAGAAATAGCGCTTCAGCAGATCGAAGTTCTAAAAGCTGACGCCAAGGGTAACTGGTTTCAATCGTCGTGGCGTCCTCTTGCTGGATATGTTGCTGTTCTTGGCATGGCTGTTAATTTCCTAGTCGCACCAATTTGCTCTGGATTTGGTATCATCATTCCGCAAGCAGATATGTCAGTTATGATGCCTCTTTTGCTTGGTATGCTCGGAATTGGCGGTATGAGGTCTTTTGATAAGTTAAAGAAAACGGACACTAAATAATGGCAAAAACGAAAACAGTCGGTCAAACCTGGCATCCCATTCCAGTTAGAAAGAGAACCTCTATTGGTCAGTCTCCAATGAGCCGCCCTGCCAACAAGCACAAACGGCGGAATTGGAAGAAATATCGCGGGCAAGGCAAATGATGGCTCGTCTTCGCCAGCTCCTTGAGCATGACGAGGGTTGTGTTTACGAACTGTACTTAGATCACCTTGGTCTAAAATCTTTGGGCGTGGGACATCTTTCTCTTAAGGGTGAACCGGAATACGACTTGCCGGTTGGCACACCTGTAAGCGAGCAACGTGTCCATGAGCTTTTCCATCAGGATGTGCAAGTGTCGATCAAAGATGCCAAATGGCTTCATCCTGACTTTGATGATCTGCCAGAGGACGCGCAAATAACTATTGTATCCCTTGCTTTCCAGCTTGGATTACCAAGGTATCAAAAGTTTGCCAAACATCATGCAGCAATCAAAGCGCGTGATTGGAAAGAAGCTGCGGCGCAACTAAGAGACAGTAAACTATATCGCCAAACACCGGCTCGCACCGAACGTCACGCAGCTCGGTTAGAAGCTCTTGATTTCTGCTAAACATATAGGAACAGCGGGTGAGCATCTAACCTGTAGCGTCCTGTTTACCTTCGGATGGAGCCCATCGATCATCGATGCAGAAGGTATGGATATTGTAGCCGTTAAAAATCAAGAGATTATTCGAGTTCAGGTTAAATCTACATTAAAAAACCTTGATGGCTACAGCTATCAATGGCAGGTCAACAAGAGCCTTCCTAAACGTCCCCTAACCATTGAAGATTGCGATATTGTAGCCTGCGTTGCCTTGGATCTAAGAAAGATCGCTTTCTTTCACATAGATATTATTTCTAAACAAATCACAAGGCGTGTATCTCAACTTAAAATGCTTGCAGATGATATTGAGGCTAGGACGTGGGAGGAGGCTCTTGCTGCAATTAACCCGGTCTGTCCCAAACCTCATAAGACGTATGAACCGAGTGCGGTCGATCCCAAATAGATATAGCTAATGCTCGATCCGGTGATCCACCTTTGTTTAGGTAATCCTCACGCCAAGTAAGGTTGATGAACCTAGACGGGTTGTGCCTTTGCTTCTGTTCATATCCCTTCTGACAAGCCCACAGACGCTCTGGGCAGATCAATGCCATGCGCCTAACGCCAATGTGAAATGCGTGATCTATGAATTGTCTGATGCACTTAAACGGTGGATTGGTGATTATGTCTGGGCGTCTTGCTACTTCCCACTCAAAGAAATCATAGCCATTGTTTATATCGTGGCTTAGGACATTGACGTTGTAGCATTGCTGAATTGCATTGGCGAAGCGTCCATCACCTGCACACGGTTCCCAGGCGTTTATATTTTCCCAGTTAAGATTGTGAAGCAGCGACGCAATGATGCTGTGAGGTGTTGGGTAGAAATCTGTTGGATGTCTCATTATTTCACAAATCCCTTAATCTGCGGAAAGATGGGCTCTAGAGCCAGCGCAGCAGTCTGAGCTATTACTCGATGTTCCTTTTGCGTCTCAGGTCCAGACCTAAGCTCGATGTAATGTATCCATGAACGCATAGAGCCGGACATATAGAGCCGTGTCCAAGTCAAACCTTCAGGCAAGATTGCCCTTGCTTGTTCTTTAGCTATACCTTTGTTAATAGCCCATTCATATGCCACTTTAGCTTCATGGATGATTTGATTTTGCCTCATCTCCCACAGTAGCTTTAAATGTTTGTCGTCTGTCTCTATGCTGTTCTGCTTATTTTTGAGATCTTGCATCCTAGCCTCGCGCAACTCCATATCCATTGAAGTAACGCTGTAACGTTGTGAAAACTCCTGAAATGAGAACGACCTGTGGCGTAGGATCTGCCTCGCAATGTCCCTAGTAGTATCAATCCCAAGCGTCGCGTAAACCATCTCAAAGGGCGACCAGTGCTTATGCTTGATCAAATAATCAATCAGTCGGTCATTCTTTAAATTGTTAATCTGACTAACTGGATTGGACACCCTGGCGAAGTAGCAAATATCATCGCCAAGGTTTGTCCCAGGGATTGCGCCTACACGGCGCGTGTAACTCTCTAAACTGACTACTGACATTACCCTATACACTCCCGCAGCATCCTAGCAGCTAGATCCTCTGGATGGACGCCCATTTGAGCCGCCCTCTCCACCAGCCGTTCAACGGCTCTTTCCGGCAGATCAACCTTGATCCGCTTAATCTTTAGTCTGCGACGCTCCATGCTAATCATGGTTCTGACGGATGTTGGTGGACTACCTACAGCCTCTGAAATCTCTTGGATTGAGAAGCCGTCGTAATACATCTCGTAAACACGTTGTGGCAGTGATTTGTTCATCTCATTTCTCCCGATAGAAAATGTGATTGCCTAATTGCACCGTCCTAACCTTAGTGTGCCGCCATGCTGGTGACACATCAGGTGTGTGATAGAACGTAGCCCCTTCAGTTATGTCAATTGATGCAGCCAAAGCTGCGCGAGCAACTTCCTCTGCTGTTTTCCATGAGTCGTTATTGCGTACCGTTTCTTTCTTGCCGTCACACCAGAAGCTAAACTGGCATTTATTCTTAACCGGATTACCCGCTGAATTTACCATACCCTGTTTCACCACCTCACAGGCAGTATCTGGGAAGCGGTGTGACATAGTTCTATTAAGAACAACCTGTGCCACGGCAAGTTGACCGGCTATTGGTTCTGACCGCGCTTCAAAGTACACAGCCATTGCTAAACACGCTATTGTAGTAATCATTTGTCTCTCCCTTATTTACATATTAAATAAGAAGAGGCAGTATGCAATAGCTGAACGTAAAAAAAGGGATATTCAATTGAAAGATAAATGGCTGGTAGTTGCTTATCGCAGCCCACAGACTGAGCATCGCTGGACTGTTCCAGGTATTAAGATTTCTTGGATTCAACAGATAATAGAAATTAGAGATTACCTAAAACGAGAAAAGGCAGGCGAAATATGGCTGATGCACCGACGTGTTGGTAACGTCGGGGAAAATACATTTGAGCTGGTATATAAAGAGAAAAGCCGCCGACCGAAAAAGCGGGGTAATCAGTCGGCGGCAAAGGTTGAGGCAGGGAAAGGAAACCTCAACAAATAAATATTACCACTTTTTCTGACGTTCTGCATAGACTAAAATTTTATTTCTTGCGTCATCTGCTCCATACCCGACAATAACTTCATGTCTAGGCAGACCAGATAAGTATTCAATCATTCCATTCTGTTTTGGCGAGAGTTGTCCCCCCTTCTCTCGCTTCATTTCTATCCATAAGTTCCATGCTGGAACGTAAAGATCTGGGACACCGGCTACAACGCCTTCAGCCTTTAATTTCGCCCCAGTAGTCATGGAGCGTTGACCGCCATTTGGTATTGCGAAAATCAGTGTGTCTGGGAACACTTTGCGGAACCATGATACGAAATCAACCTGCTCTAAGTGTTCGCTCCTCATGCCAAAGCCTCTCCGACACCTGATAGAATTTCCCACTTTTACAATACTTTATGACATGAGGACAGTCTGCTTTATTCATTACTTTGGTTAAATCAAGCATCGTCATATTTGGTTGTAGCCCCACTCCCGCACGTTGCGCCATTGTGCTGACCGTCCGGCGAGCTTTTTCACCGGGGTATCCAGCGTATTCAACCGTCAGGTACTCCTTAACAGGTGGATCGGAGAATGCGCCATAGTAGGTGACGAGGATCATCTGCCGACCAGTGCCACGGCTTGTGTGGATGCTCCACTTCCAATCACGCACGTTCATCTCAATCGATGACATACCCATTATGTCTTCGTTGTGGAGCGTCATCTTTGGTTTCTGTCGAATTGGAAATGGCTGTCCACACGCAACGCAAAATCTAGCCGCCAATGCGTTTATCTCTTGGCAATGCTCGCAGAGCTTTACTGGAGCTTCGCCAGGTCCAGCACTGTTTGGTTTCTTTGGATCTAGCGCAGTGATGGGACCATGCGTGGCAACTACACCGGCAAAGTCAAACACCAAGCAATCTTTGACATGGTTCTTTATTCTCATGCCACGTCCAGCCATCTGGCAATATAGTGCAGTACTGAGCGTTGGACGCATCATGACAATGACATCTAGATCGGGATGGTCAAAGCCGGTTGTCAGTACATTGGCATTTGTTAGTGCAGTTATCTCACCACTTTTGAATTGTTCTAAAATGCGCTCGCGTTCTGCTTTAGGCGTATCACCAAGCACACATTCCGCTGAGATGCCGCGATCCCGTAGGATATCTCTGATAGCCTCTGCATGTCTGACGCCACTGCAAAAGAACAACCAAGATTTACGCCCCTCTGCTCTGCGGATTACTTCATCAACAGCGCCTTCACTATCAAACTTTGCTACTGCATCGTGAAGCTCAGATTCAATAAACTCACCACCGCGTTTGTGTACGCCTGCAACATTTACTTTTAGATCGGTTGCCTTAGACCGCAGTGGTGCGAGATAACCTTTGAATATTAGCTCCTCAATCAATACCGGCGATATAATCTCTTGGAATAACGCAGGCTCATCAGTGATTAAGCCGTGACCTAGACGATACGGTGTAGCTGTTAGACCGACGACCCGTATGTCTGGGTTGAATTGCTTTAGCTCCTCGATGAACGTGCGATAGCTGCCAGCATCACGGTGATTAACTAAGTGTGCTTCATCAATAATAATGAGATCGACAAATCCAACGTCATTAGCTTTTTTGCGGATGGATTGGATACCTGCAAAGGTTATCTGTCGATCTAGCTGCTTGAGCTTTAATCCAGCCGAGTAAATGCCAAGAGGTGCTGTAGGCCAATGCTGCCACATTTTCTCCGCATTTTGCTCTATGAGTTCTTTAACGTGCGTTAGCATCAGGATGCGCGTCTCAGGCCAATTCTGGATCGCGTCTTTGCATAGTGCCGCTATGATGTGAGACTTACCACTGCCGGTCGGCAATTCTAAGCATGGGTGACCTTTTTTATTGAGGTTAAACCATGCGTACAGTTCGTTAATTGCTCTCTGCTGGTAATCCCTTAACATCCTTCACCTCCAGCTTTGCATCGGGGAAAACCCGACGCGCTTCCCTCACTAAATCCGTAAAACAGGCATCGCCTAATTCAACTAATTCCTTGCTCGTGAAAACGTGAGCATCGCCCTCTCCATTGCGTATCTCGACGCCATCCTTGGCGTAGACAGCTTCATAAGGACTATTGCTGTCACGGCGCTCCCAAGGGACTAGATCAGGGTGTAGGACGTGTGCTTCACATCCCTGCACCTGATGCTCCGTTAGTATGTTATCCGCTCCCCACCTAGCGCATGACCAACGTCCATCCTCGTGAGCCGTGACGTGAGCGCAGGTTCGGCAATTTACTTCCTTAGTGAGCTTTGTTTCGTGACACAGATCGTATGCTGGACACATTTTGCATTGATACCAACTTGGATCTGTTGAAATTGGATCTGGCATCCTGTCAGCAGTCGATAGCCTTTTTCCACGGTCTAGGAGCTGCTGCGCTGCTTCCTCATCGTACTTCACGCGCTCGGTGTACATTCTGTCGTCATTCTTACAGACGGCAACGTACAGGGCTCTTTTGATCTTGGTCCCAAGCATGTAGAGCTGCATCTGCGCGTAGTGCATTGGCTTGCTCTCGTAGACACCCTTCTTCACTAAATCCTCAAAGGGTTTCAATCCATGTGTCTTATATTCGGCAATGTGCCTAGTGTTCTCTGCCCCTGGCACTCCACCTTCAATAATGCCGTCAACTGAACCGCCTAAGTGACCGCCTAGGTCAACACGCACTTGATCTCGTCCAGTGCACCTTAAATCTATGCCAATCGCTTTTAGATCGGCGGTTATAATGTCTTCCTCGTGATGTCCCCGGCGGAATAACCTCTTAAGACGTCCAGGGATTTTCTCCCTGAACGCCCATCGGAAAGAGAGCCAGATCCAGCGGTCACAGTGGTGACCAAGGATGCTGGCCCCCAGGTGAGATCTAGGTGAATCTGCAAATTTCTCATGGTGAGCGTCAATGGCTGCCGTTACGCGATCAATCGGCTCTAGATCAATTTTAGTCACGCTAGATCCCCCTGGGACTGGTTAGAAAGGTGTGTCTTCGTCAGCCACAGGCTTCGCAGCCCAAGGCGGAGCAGCACCCCTCGCTGGTTTCTGTGCTACTGGTGCAGGCTGCGGTGTTTGCCCACCAGCAACAGTCTTAAAGCCTTTAACCTCGTTTCTGTTGCCCCACTTCTCGTCAAGTCGAGTGGTAACTTTAATTGCAACGGTTCCTCCGATAAGTTGATCGGTGTCGGTAACAGTCGCAGCGCCAATCGCTTGCATGATTTGACCAAGTTGTTGTCTCCCAATTTCTTCTGCTTTCGGGTTAGGGTTACGGATATTTAGGTTAGTAAAAACAACGCGACCTTGGTGCGTTGGTCCCGTCACATCAAACCGCACTGCAATATATTCGCCAGTGCCTGCTTTGGTTGATCTTAGATCGGCACTGGAAATTGTTGCCGTATACCAACCGTCTGGAATAGGAGTAAACTCCGTGCTTTCGGTTTGTGGCAACGATGCCAATTCAATAGGTACAGTCAACTGAGCCATTTTATTCACCTTTCTCTATAGTAAAGCTTGCCCTGCCGGGCGTGGTTACGATGCCCCCAAGGAGCGGTTTAGTGATGGAAGGGCTTGCTGCTTTCCATGCTTTCATGTTGATCTCAGGCTTCCACCGAAAGAGCGTATGGAGACTGTTTTCAATACCGTACTCCGCAGCGATTTCTTGGATTTGCTCTGCATCAACCTTTCGGTTTAGACGACCGACAACCTTAATCTTATGCCCTCCGTCGGTTGTGGTGGTTTCGGTTCCGTCCAGGGTTTCTGGGACGCCTAGCAAGTTGGAGATATGGTCTTCCACTAGACGACGGCGTTCGATTGCCTCTTTCTCCGCGTTTTTGGCTTCCAACCATTCGGCACAGGCGGTGTCTAAATCTAGGTTCATCCCGCACCCCCGACTTTACGAATAAGTGCTCCGAGATCTGGAGCTTCCCATGTATCGAGCTTCCCGCTCCTATCTTTAGCTTGCCACAAGCCGTCGCTATCGCAGAGAAGAGCGCGTTGAGGGTTGCCGTCGGCATCCTTTTCGACCCGCATTGCAGCGACAATGTCAAAGTAATAAGGGAGGGCTTGCCCGGTTTTATTTCCAGGCATCGACGGTGCGTAAAGCATTCTACCCATTTCATCTTGGGATTTCTCCAGCTTTGCAGTGAACAAGACATGCTTATCAGGCAGATCGCGGAACATGCGAATTGCTTCCGCCATCGTTGTCTGCATTTCGCCGTAAGCTGCGCGTGGGTCTTTTGCTCTCGCTTTTTCATGCGCCAAGCAAACCTCACCCATCTCGGAGATGCTGTCCAATGCTACACTGTCAAACTGCTTTGCTTCGTCACTAGTGGTTAGCCATTTATAAGCTTCCCGCAGTGTGTCGATGCTGTTGATCTCAATAAATGGCAGATTTGCATCCGCAATTGAGAGCAAGCCACCTTCAGCCGATAAAATAAGTGGAGATGGCATTGTTGGTATTAAACTAGTTTTGCCAGCACCTGCCTGTCCGTAGACGAGGAGCTTGATGGCATTTGCACTAGCTGTACTAGTGCTTTGGAGGCTTATCGCCATACTCGTTTGCCTTTCGTTTATTCGCGGTCGGCGACATGCCGGTTGCGAGATGGGTTGACGATAAGCTGAACCCAATTAATATGTCAACCCTTTGAACGCGGGGAGAATACAATGGAAGACGCGAAAGACATTTTACTTGAGCGCGCTTCAACGCACGGTGACTTTACTCAAGTTGCCAATTATTCGCAGACGTTGAAGTCGATTTTTCGTACAGGTAACCTGCACCTGAACGATGTCCAGCGGGAAAGTCTGGATATGATTGCGGGGAAAATCAGCCGTATCCTTGCGGGCAATGCAAATGAGCCGGATCATTGGCTCGACATTGAAGGATACGCACGTTTAGCACGGGAAAGGATTGTTATTGATGACTGACATTACGAGCATTTTCGGCGGGGCTTACGAGCCGAATAAGTATGTAGAGCCACCAGAGGTTCAGCTTGCAGATGCAATGCGAGCAGCAGGGATAGATCCACCATCTAACATTCGTATTGATGGACAACTGCACCGATTCTCAACCAAAGGTCGCAAAAAGGATGATAGTGGGTGGTATGTGGCATTTCCAGAGCCACCCGTTGCGGGGCGATTCGGTTGCTGGCGAGATCAGATAGACGTTGTCTTTCACGCTGAGATGCAGCGTCAGTTCACATCTGACGAGCTGATGATTATCCAAAAGCGTCAGAGCGAGGCACGACACAGACGCGATGAGGAGCGGGAACGCAAAGCAACCGTTGCAGCAAGCACGGTTCATAAGATCTGGAGCGAAGCCGGTGCAGCTCACCCGGAACATCCGTACTTAGTGAAGAAGGGAATAAGGTCACACGGCGCTAGAGTGACGGGCGACGGTAGGTTGATTGTGCCTCTTTACGGTGAAGATGGGAGCCTGTCCTCACTGCAATACATTGGAGAAGACGAAAAGCGTTATCACCCTGGTGGGACGACTAAAGGTTGCTCTTGGACACTAGGTGACATCGATAGCGGGACCATATTTGTCTCCGAGGGCTACGCTACAGCCGCTACCATTAACGAGGTTTGCAATCGTCCCGTCGTTATTGCGTACAGCGCCAACAATCTCCCAGAAGTTGTCAGGCAACTACGCGATAAATTTGGCGTTAAGCAAGACATTGTTGTTGTTGCTGACAATGACGCCAGTGGTGTCGGGCAGAATAAAGCCGACGAGGCATCAGCTAAATACGGTGCGAGGATTGTCATTCCGCCTGTAGAGGGTGATGCTAATGATTATGTCCAAGCCGGGTACAATCTAATGGAGTTGCTATTTCCACCGGCTGACGATTGGCTCGTCCCGGCGGATGATTTCGCAGCTCAACCAGCACCTATCAAGTGGTTGATTAAGAAATGGCTGCAACGTGATGCTTTAATTATGGTTCATGGACCCTCCGGCGGTGGTAAGACGTTCCTCGTCTTAGATATGGTGCTTACCGTTGCCAGCGGTGGCGAGATTGATCAGTGGTTTGGACACAGGGTGCGACATGCACCTGTGATCTATCTAGCCGGTGAAGGGCATCATGGGTTGCGTGGGCGCGTCTCTGCGTGGATGCAAGATCGTAAGGTTCCACATTTGGATATGTGGTTGTCTAAACATGGATTAGACCTGAATACACCGCAGGGCTATCAGAAAACCGTGGAGGCGATCAGGGCGTTAAACATTGAACCTGGGATCATTGTGGTGGATACGCTGCATAGGTTTCTTCAAGGTGATGAAAATAGTGCTCAAGATACGAAGACAATGTTGGACGCTTGTTCTTCATTAATAGATGAATTTACTTGCTCAGTACTTCTAGTACATCACACAGGTGTCTCTGAGGATGCACAACATAGGGCAAGGGGGTCAAGCGCTTGGAAGGGTGCGTTAGACATTGAAATCTCTGTAGTCCCAGGGGATACGATAGAAATTGTGCAGCGCAAATCGAAGGATACTGAGCTGGCACAGTCCATGTATTCGCAAATAAAACCTGTGACCATAAATGGGTGGATTGATGAGGACGGGGAACCTGTCACGAGCGCAGTAATGCAACAAACAGATCAACCCGCTGAACCACCCAAGGAAACCGCCTTGGCGAAGCATCAGAAGACCTGGGAAGCCGCATGGTGGCACAGTGGTGCGGAACTCAAGGATGGCGTGCCTTTTGTTAGCCGCACCGATATGATCAAGTTCTTTGTGGAACAACGCGGTATCAGTGAAGAAAGCGCGAAGACCTACGTTAAACCAAGCAAAGAGAACCGTCCCATTTGCGAGCTGTTAAATGGCGGAATTATTGGTGTTTCGGATGATGGTTGGATTATGCTTGATCAGACGCATAAAGCAGCACTTTTGATAGCTAAAAACTACACAACGGGACACAACGGGACATAACGGGACAATGGGGAAAGTCCCGTGGGGGGCAAGGCGAGATGTAGGGGGACAGACATGGGTGTCCCCCCCTTTAGGGGGGGCCCCAATTGTCCCCCCGTCGATGCTGCGCGAGGTTCCAGGTGGGTGGATGAGGGGGACGGGACATTTTTCCCTGAGCTTTTCCACTGGATACCCCCTAGTAAGCGATTTGACCCCCCTTAGATCGAAAAATCGCTTAGAGCGTCCGTGAGAGGCGTGCTAGGGGTCTCTGGTAGGTGGGTAGCTGACATAGGTGAGATAGGCACTCAGTGACGCTCTGAGGGCTTTCTAGAGGGTGTTGAGGTGCTGATGAAGGGTGATTGTTTAATTCGTCGGCTTGTGGCACAAGGTGGCTAGGCTCCATCGCCTTTCTGGAGCCAGGTCAGCCGTGTAGCGCTATCCTCTCCCTGCAATGGGCGCTCCGGCTGACCGCCTAGATCGGGGGTGCGAATGCTGACCATCAAAAGTAATGCGAAAGAATTTACAAATTTTGTTAAACAATTAGCTGAAAGTCAGGTTCCGTTTGCTTTGTCAAAGGCACTCAATGTCACGGCGGTTGAAGCAAGAGACGGGGATCTGCATCAGGAGTATAAATCTACGTTTGAAGAGCGTAACAAGGCGTTCTTCCGTCAGGTTCACTCCATCAGACCTTCGAGCGCTAGGGATGGGAAGCGATTGGGTCGCATGGTTGTTGCGGTTCAGCAATCTAGTGAAAAGCCGCCGCCTGGTACAGTTAGGCGTCTTACGGCGCGGCAGGCTCCTGGGTTAAACGTAAAATATGGGAATCCAAATCAGCCTGGTAAAAAGCGCAGTGTTGCCGATACGGATTTTATGCGGAAACACGTTTCAGGTGGAAACAAAAAGGCTGGACCTGAAAACAAGGTGATTGCTGTTCCAAGGTCAAAAGAAAATATACCGCGCAATAAAAATACCGGCGCGATTGTTAAAGGATTTAAACCTCAAACTTTAATTGGATCTAGAAGGGGTTGGTTTAGTCCAAATAAGAAACAAGGTGGTGTGACGGGTAAGTTGCAGGTCAAAAAAGGTAAAAATGATTATAGAACATTATATATGTTGCATGATTCAGTAAGAATAAAACCACAGTATAAACCAATATATGCTTTAGAAATCGGAGTAAGAAAAAGAATACAAAAGAACTTCAGGGATGCAATGATGTATTCATTAAAGACTGCGCGGTTTCGTGGTTTAAGATTTACTGACGATGGCTGAGCTTTTTCCACGGATAAGGTCGGCTGAACTTTTCCACTGGAGGGGGTCTCTGAGCTTTTTCCACGGAGGGGTGAGCTTTTTCCACGGAGGGGGTCAGGTGTCAAAATCAGGGGGTGTGACTAGCTAAGTTATTGATTTTGTTAAGTTTTTTGCGGATTGTCGGAATCTAGGTAACAGAGCCGGGACTGATTGCGGCGTTGGGTGATTGATTGCCCGGCGCGGAATAGCGCGCAAAAAAGATTCATTATAAATACGTTTTTTTTTACTTGCGGGGCTTGCAATGGGCGCGCGCTTTCATTATGTATTTATATGTAAACAGCGACGCGGGGTCGCTGTTATTGGGAAGGATCAAAGCAATGATTAGGAAAATTGGACGTTTGATTGCATATGACGTTGAAGAATGCGGCGGGGTAATGTCTGCAATTGTTTTTGCTAATGTTCTAATGGTGAGTCTTGCCGCCTTGGCTGTCACCTTCAGCAATGGAGGGTGGTAATTATGGACGACAAGACTCAATTCCTGGCAGATATCCAACGCGGCAAAATTGGCGGCGTTATATTGTGGCGTGGCAAATCATTAATTAATGGCGAGCCTATCGTTGCGGTCGCATGTAAAATTGCGGATGCAAATAAGAGCGCAAACACTAAAACCGGCGCTATGGTTCAAACTTTTATTTTGCCAGATCCCAAGGCTCACGGGATAGAATGCGCCGGGAATAGACCGGCGAAGATTCAAGATTGGCTCGAGCGCACCGGCGCGCGGTCTATTTGCGGGGATTGTCCCCACGCTTGGCAATATGACCCGGCGCTAGATCGCTATAAAAAGGGCTCTTGTTATGTGCGGGAATATCAATCCCCGGCGGCAGTACTTGGCGCGGTATATCGTGAGTCCTATCCGGTCGCCGGTGTCGATTTTCCCAAGCGTTGGATTGCGGATATCGTCGCGGGTTTATCTGTTAGGCTCGGGGCATACGGCGACCCGGCGGCGGTCCCCGCGATGTTATGGGCGCGCTTAGTATCTAAGGCTAAGAGCCGCACCGGATACACACATCAATGGGACTCGGCGCATGATAAAGCGCGCCTTAATGCTTTTTATATGCGCGCGTTTTTGATGGCGTCTTGCGATAGTGTTGCGGATTATAACGCTGCCACGCGCTTGGGCTTCCGAGCTTTCCTAGTCACGCCGCGAGGCGATGCAAGCCCACGGGAAAATATGACCCTCTGCCCGGCGTCCAGTGAATTCGAACAATTGCACGGGCGCAAAACGAATTGCGCTAAATGCGGATTGTGCAGCGGCGCAATGGGTAAAGGTGAGAATAAAAAGTCTGTATTCATCCCGGCGCATGGTGCGACCGCTAGCAGAGTAGGAGTCTGATCATGTTAAATAAGATTGCAGAATTCGCGGCGTTTTTAGGTTTCGTTGCGCTCATATTTGCAGCGCTGGTTATGTTTTAACTTAACTAAAAGGAATCTGATTATGGGAAAGAAAAAAACTAAATCTAATCCATTAAGTAAAAGCGGGGAGTCTGAATAATGACCGGGGAGATATACGCGCGCGAGGCTCAAGTTTATGTGGGTGAGCACTTCACGCAATGGAAAGGCTCGAGCGGTAAGCAATGGCGACGGCGTTGGGGTTTATTCGTTCCGGTAAAGAAAGACGGGACAATAGATAAAAGACACACGCCACGCGCTAGCGCTCAAGTATTGCTCGAGCGTGAAGATAATCTAGCGCGCCTATATGTAAACAATATCTTGAATCAGGAACGCCGCGATTGCCCACCGGGGTCTTGGGATATAGAGGGGATTTATACGCCGTGAGACTAGACCCGCAAGACGATAAAGAGAAAGCCCTCTCCAAGGCGATTAACAGCGCGGCGTTAATAATAATGTTAATTTTAGGAATCGCGCTAACATCATTAAAACAATAAACGAATCGAATCGCGAATCATTGGCCCGGCCCAAGCGCCGGGCTTTTTTTTATGCCTAGCCCTAGCCTGCTAGGTTTTTTTTTGCGCCTATATCCCGGCGGCAATATGGGGCGGCAATGGCTAAGGCGGCGCTAGGCGCGCGGGTTGCGTTCATGTAGGGTTATAGCTTCCGCGCAATCTTGCCCTATCTAGCGCGCTTCAAGGCAATTTAATCGATACCGATAAAAGGCGCTCAGAGCCTCCAGGATGCGCGACTCTAGTTTAGGCCACCTCATAAGCAAGCAAGGCGACATGATATGCCCAGCTCCAGCCCTGGGTCCTCCTGATACCTTCTAGCGTGCGGGTACGCGGAGGT